ATTAAAAGATATCGTGAAATGTCCCTTCACCCAGAATGTGATAGTGCAATTGAAAATGTTGTTAATGAAGCAATTGTTAGCGACTTAAATGATTCACCAATTGAAATTGAATTAAGTAATCTTAATGCCAGTGATGGATTAAAGAAAATTATTAGAGAAGAATTTAAATATATTAAAGATATGATGGATTTTGATAAAAAATCCCACGAAATCTTTAAGAATTGGTATATTGATGGACGTCTTTTATATCATAAAGTAATTGATCTTAAGAAACCAGAAGAAGGTATTATAGACATTAGATATGTAGATCCCCTCAAAGTTAAGTTTATGAGGGTTGAAAAAAAATCTGGAATAGAAACAAGCAAAGGATTTAATTTAGATTCAAAAAATCCAAGTGCATTCTTTGAACCAGAAATTGAAGAATATTTCATTTATTATCCAGCATCTAGTATTCAAAAATATGCTGCAAGTAATAAAGGCATTCAAATAGCAAAAGATGCTATGACCTATGTTACTTCAGGTCTTGTAGATAGAAATAGACAACTTACATTATCATATCTTCATAAAGCAATTAAAGCACTCAATCAATTGAGAATGATTGAAGATGCTTTGGTTATCTATAGAATTTCACGTGCTCCAGAAAGAAGAATTTTCTATATTGATGTAGGTAATCTTCCCAAAGTTAAAGCAGAACAATACCTACGTGATGTTATGAACAGGTATAGAAATAAACTTGTTTATGATGCAAATACTGGAGAAATGCGTGATGATCGTAAGTTTATGAGTATGATGGAAGATTTTTGGCTTCCAAGAAGAGAAGGTGGTCGTGGTACAGAAATCACCACTCTTCCAGGTGGTCAAAATCTTGGAGAACTTGCTGATGTTCAGTATTTTCAAAAGAAACTTTTCAGAGCACTTAATGTTCCAGAATCAAGAACTGCATCAGATGGTGGTTTCAACTTAGGACGTTCATCAGAAATCTTAAGAGATGAATTGATGTTTGGTAAGTTTGTTGGAAGATTAAGAAAAAGATTTAGTCAACTCTTCCATGATATTCTCAAAACACAATTAATTCTTAAAAATATTGTTACCCCAGAAGATTGGGAAAGAATGAGTGATCATATTCAATATGATTACTTGTATGATGGACATTTTGCTGAACTTAAAGAAACTGAATTAATGAACGAAAGGATTAATTTAGCAGCAGCAGTTCAACCATATATTGGCACATACTACTCCAAAGATTATGTAAGAAGGAAAGTTCTGAGACAAACTGATCAAGAAATTGTAGATCAAGATAAGTTAATTGCTAAAGAAATTAAAGATGGTGAATATGCAGATCCTAAAGAAAATCCTCCAATGGGTCCAAGTGGATCTCCAATTTTACCTGTATCTGTAGATCAACAAATGCAAATGTTAGGACAAGTTCCTATGGAACCTGGATTGGAAGATCAAGGTGCATCTACTGATACTCAAGCATCCGCAGCAACTAAAATCAATACTAAATCTGCAGAGATATAAATACTTCTATAAAAATTGAGGACTTTTTATGGATCCTAGTTATGATTTATTGGATATTTTAATGACTGATAATTCTGCAGAACAAGCTTCTGATAAAATTAAAGAAATTCTTTATACCAAATCTGCAGAAAAAATTAATTCATTAAGACCTGTAGTTGCACAAGCGATGTTTGGTGATCAAGAATACCAAGAATCAGAGGAAGATTGATGTCTTTAAAAATTGTACAAGAAGTAGCAACTCTTGGCATTAATACCACAGGTATTACAACTAGTGTTGCTATTGCATTACAAAGTGGTTATCTTAGATTAACCCCAAATAAAGATTGCCATGTTGCTATAGGAACAAATCCAGCAGCAACATTAAATTCATTATATATTCCTGCAAATAGATCTGAAATTATTAAAGAAAGAGTTGCAAGACAAAAGATTTCTGGTATTACTACAGGAACTTCAACTACAATTTCTTTTGGGCAAAATTATGGAAATCCTTTTGTGGTTGGAGATTGTTTAACAATTGAAAATGCATATCCTTCAGGCATTAATACAACACATAATGTAATAACAGCAATTTCAGAAAATCCTCTTACTGGAACAAGTACTCTTACAATTGCATTTAATAGTACTTCAATTACTGGTGTTGCAGTTACTAATGCAACTGCTGCAAGAAGTATTAAAATATCTGGATATACTGATACCTCTCCAGGAGCATCTAGTGGAACTGGAGCATTACACATTTCAGAAGTCCAAATAGCATCACAAGCATAAACAAATGAAACTCATCACAGAAGAGATAGAATCAGTAGAAATCATTACTGAAGAAAAAAATGGCAAACAAACCCTGTATATTACAGGACCATTTCTTCAAGCTGAAGTAACCAATAGAAATGGAAGATGTTATCCTTTCCAAATTTTGGAAAAAGAAGTCAAGAGATATAATGACACATTCATTAAAAATGGTCGTGCTCTTGGTGAACTTGGACACCCAAATGGACCTACTGTTAACTTAGATCGTGTTTCTCATATGATTACTGATCTTCGTTCAGAAGGTCATAACTTTGTTGGTAAGGCAAAGATTCTTGATACTCCTATGGGTAATATTGCTAAATCTCTTCTTGGTGAAGGTGTAAAACTTGGAGTTTCTTCAAGAGGTATTGGATCTCTTGTTGAAAAAAATGGCATTAAATATGTTGCTGATGACTTTATGTTAGCAACTGCTGCTGATATTGTAGCAGATCCTTCTGCTCCAGATGCTTTTGTTCAAGGAATTATGGAAGGCAAAGAGTGGGTTTGGGAAGGTGGCATTCTTAAAGAAAAGGCTGCTCATCAAACCAAAAAACTTGTTGAAAGATATACAAAACAAAGAAAGTTAAATGAAAATGAAAAACTTGACCTATTAAATCAATATCTTTTAAATCTTTAAATTATAAATAAATATAGAATAAATTAAAAAAACAAAAGATTTTATTCGGAGAATACAAATGAGCGCTGGTAGCAATTTACAAGAAATGGAAGTATCTACTAAAAAATCAGTCACTGCTGTTAATAGTGGTGCAAAGCCTGCAGAATCAAGACCAAGTTTTGATGCTAAGGTAGAAGGACAATCAGGTTCTTGGGAAGACCTTGGTGGTCCTACTCCAACAGGAGAGAATTCACCTCTTGGTGATTCCAATAAACTCAAAACTCCTGGAGCAACTCTTAAGGCAGTAAGAAATGTAGTCAACAAAGGAGCTAAAGCTGCTGATGCTATGCCTGCTAAGATTGTAGGTAAGCAAGCAAGCTATGGTGAAGATTATGAATATAATGAAGATTTAGTTGAAGAAGCAGAAGAGGAAGATGATGAGGAAGATGATGAAGAGGAAGAGTCAGGTAAGAAGAAATCTAAGAAAAAAGTAGAAGAAGCAGTAGTTTCAGAAGCTAAGAAAAAAGGTAAAGAAGAAGAAGAAGATGACGATGATGAAGAAGATGATATGGATGAATCTTTTGAAATGGACTTTTCGGAAGATGTAACTGCCCTTGTTGGTGGTGAAGATCTTTCAGAAGAGTTTAAAGATAGAGCAGCACTCATTTTTGAATCTGCAGTAAGAACAAAGATTTCAGAAATCAAAGAATCTCTGGAAACTAAGTTCAATAATGCATTAGTAAAAGAAGTTACTGCTATTAAAGAAGAGTTAACTCAAAGAGTTGATTCTTATCTTGAGTATGTTTCTGAAGAGTGGGTTGATGAAAACTCTCTTCAGATTGAAAGTGGTCTTAAGGGTGAACTCTCTGAGTCATTCATGACTGGTCTTAAGTCACTTTTTGAAGAACATTATGTAGAAATCCCTGAAGATAGATATGATGTGTTAGAAAATATGGTCATGAGATTAGATGAAATGGAAGAAAAACTCAACGAACAAATCGAAAGAAATGTTCAGTTAAACCATAGACTTAGTGAAGCTGTAAGTGATACCATCTTCAATGATGTTACTGAAGGGTTAGCTTTAACTCAGAAGGAAAAACTTGCAGGTCTTGCTGAGAGTGTTGAGTTTGAAAGTGAATTAGAATATCGTGAGAAACTGGAAGCTCTGAAGGAATCTTATTTCCCAAGAAATTCAGGTTCTTCAAAAGGAGAAATGCTGTCTGAGCAAGCACAAGAAGATTATGGTAATGCCATGAATGCTTACTTGAGAGCAGTGACTAAGTTCTCTAAGTGAAAATTCTTACATAATAAATACATTTAGTTAACAACACTTTAACAAGACAAACAAGGAGAAAAGCAAATGTTCCTTTCAGAACAATTGCAGAAGAAGTGGGAACCTCTCTTAGAAGCAAATGGTCTTGATCAAATCACAGACCCTTATAAGAAAGCAGTTACCGCTGTTCTGCTCGAAAACCAAGAAAGATTTTTACAAGAAGAAAGAGGATTCCTCTCTGAAACCCCAGGTGGTTCATATGCTAGCTACAATGGAGCTGGTGGAGCTGCTGGTTTTGGTGGTGGATATGGTGCCTCTGGAAACCCAGCTGCAGGTCCTGTAGCAGGTTTTGACCCAGTTCTGATCTCATTGATCAGACGTTCAATGCCTAACCTCGTTGCTTATGATTTGGCTGGTGTTCAGCCTATGAATGGTCCTACTGGACTTATCTTTGCAATGAGAAGCAGATATGTAGATCAACAAGGTAATGAAACCTTCTTCAATGAAATTGATACTGCATACTCTGGTCAAGATAGCGGATTCAACACTACTACTGGTGATTATACTGGTGGTTCTGATGATGGAGCATCTGTAGGTTTTGGTACAACTGGTTTTGTTGCTGGTGGCACTGCTGCTGGTGGAAACCCTGCTGATCTGAATGCTCCTGGAGCAACTGGTCGTGAGTATAGAGTTGGACAAGCAATGTCCACCTATGATGCTGAAAACCTTGGACAAGGTGATGGCAATCAGTTCAACCAAATGGCCTTCAGTATTGAGAAACTCTCAGTTACTGCAAAGTCAAGAGCACTGAAAGCAGAATACACTCTGGAACTGGCACAAGACCTCAAGGCTATTCATGGTCTTGATGCTGAAGCTGAGTTAGCAAACATTCTGTCTTCAGAAATCCTTGCTGAAATCAACAGAGAAGTCATCAGAACCATCTACAAGATTGCTGAGCCTGGTGCTCAAGCTAATGTTGCTAATGCTGGTTACTTTGACCTTGATGTTGACTCAAATGGTAGATGGTCTGTTGAGAAGTTCAAAGGACTTCTGTTCCAGATCGAAAGAGATGCTAATGCTATTGCATACAGAACTCGTAGAGGGAAGGGTAACACCATCCTCTGCTCATCTGATGTTGCTTCAGCACTGACCATGGCTGGGTTGCTTGATTACACCCCTGCACTCAATGCTAACTTGAATGTTGATGATACTGGCAATACTTTTGCTGGTGTTCTCAATGGTAAGTTCAAAGTTTATATTGACCCATATTCTGCTAACCTTGCTGCAACTCAATACTATGTTGTAGGTTACAAGGGAACCAATCCTTATGATGCTGGTCTGTTCTACTGCCCATACGTTCCTCTCCAAATGGTTCGTGCTGTTGGTCAGGACACCTTCCAGCCTAAGATTGGATTCAAGACCAGATATGGTATGGTCTCCAACCCATTTGCAAATGGTCTTTCCCAAGATTTGGGTGCCATCACCGCAAATGCTAACAGATACTACAGAAGAGTTGCTGTTAAGAACCTTATGTGAGTTCTGCTCACATTCCTTCAGGACCTCCCAAAAGGAGGTCCTTTTTTATTGGAATAAATAGTTCAAAAAATGGCAACAAGTCCTTGGAGTAAACAACCAAATAATAGAAACTTACTTTCTCCAGTTGGGTTTAAGTTTTCTTTAAACAAAGCACCTAAAGTAGATTTCTTTTCGAATTTTGCTGGTGTTCCTGCCATTACTTTAGGATCAGCATTACAAACTCGTTATGGAAAAAATATTGATATTCCTGGCGATAAAATGAACTTTGAAGATTTTCGCCTTAGATTTCTTGTGGATGAAAATCTTGAAAACTATATGGAAATATGGAATTGGATGACTGGTTTAGGATTCCCATATAGTTTAGAACAATACAAAGAACTTAGAGACAACTCTGATGCTTACAATTCACCAAGAGTAAATAATGATTTTTATGAAAGGTCAGATGGAACTCTTGAAATTTTAAACAGTGATTTTAATGCAAATGCTCAAGTAATTTTTACTGGAATGTATCCAGTTTACTTATCTGCATTAGATTTTGATGCAACAGCAGAAGATATTAGATACTTTACAGCAGAAGTTACATTTAAGTATACTTATTACAGAATTATTAGTGCAACAGGACAAACTTTATGATTTCTCTTGATGATATTCAATTGATGTGGAAAAAGGATTCAGAAATTAATATTGATGATTTACATAATGAATCTTTAAAAATAGCATCATTACATTCAAAATACTATGAACTTTATAACAATACATCACTCTTAAGAAAAAGAGCAGAACTTCAATATAAAAATAAAAAATTAGAAAGATATAACTTCTATGCTGGTAAGGCAGACCCTGAAGTTTATAAGGATGAACCATTCCCATATAAAGTAAGGGACAAAGAGGGAATGCAAAGACATATTGAAGCAGATGAAAAACTATCAGAAATCTTTATGAAAATTGAATATTATGATACAATATTGAAATATCTTGAAGAAATTATAAAAATGATTTCTAATAGAACCTATCAAATTAAAAACTCAATTGACTTTTTGAGATTCCAAAGTGGAATGTAATATGTCGGATTTAATCATATCAAAGAAAAATGAAATCTATTTAAAGGTTGAATGTGAATCTCACATAATGTATGAGTTAAGTGATCAATTTACATTTGATGTTCCTGGTGCAAAGTTTATGCCTCAATTTAGAAGCAAGCACTGGGATGGAAAAATACGTTTATTCAACACTCAAACTGGAGAAATCTATATTGGATTGTTAGATAAACTTATTTCATTCTGTGATAATCATAATTACAAGTTTGAATTTAAAGAAAACAAATACTATGGTCTTCCTGGAGAAATGGATAGTTCCATTTCAATAGAAGGTGTAAGAGATTATATGAAAAGTATATGCTCTCATGAACCAAGAGATTATCAAATTCAAGGTGTTTATGATGCACTAAAATATCAACGTAAACTTTTATTATCTCCTACTGCATCAGGTAAATCTTTGATGATTTATTCCGTAGTCAGATACTTTGTAGAAAGAGAAATGAATGTTCTTCTTATAGTCCCCACTACATCCCTTGTAGAGCAGATGTATAAAGACTTTGAGGATTATGGATGGAATGCTGAAGAATACTGTCACAGGGTCTATGGAGGCAGTGAGAGAGTCTCTAACAAACAAGTAACCATATCTACATGGCAATCTATCTACAAACTGGATAAGACTTATTTTAAGGACTTTAATGTAGTGATTGGTGATGAGGCTCATCAATTTAAATCTAAATCATTAATTTCTATTATGTCCAAACTACATGATGCCAAATATAGATTTGGATTTACTGGAACATTAGATGGTTCACAAACTCATAAATTAGTTCTTGAAGGATTGTTTGGACCAACTTACAAACTTATCAAAACTGATGAACTTATTAAAAAAGGATACCTTTCAAAATTAAACATTAAAGTTCTTCTTCTAAAACATGAAGGACAAAAGTTCAATGATTATGAAGAAGAAGTTCAATATTTAATTACACATGAACAACGAAATAAGTTTATTAAAAACTTAACATTGGATTTAAAAGGTAATACTTTAGTTTTATTTAATAGGGTTGTCACCCATGGTGAACCTCTTTATGAACTTATAAATAAGAGCAAGGGTGAAAATAGAAAAGTCTTTTTTATCCATGGTGGAGTGGACACTGAAGAAAGAGAATTAGTTAGAAAAATCACAGAAGAAGAATCTAATGCAATTATAGTAGCTTCTTATGGAACTTTTAGCACTGGTATCAATATTAGAAATTTGCATAATATTGTGTTTTCTTCTCCAAGTAAATCAAGAATAAGAAATCTTCAATCAATAGGTAGAGTTTTAAGAAAAGGTAAAGAAAAAATATCAGCTACTTTATATGATATTGCTGATGATATTACCTCTAATAGTAAAAGAAATTACACCCTTAACCATTTAGTAGAAAGAATTAAAATCTATAATGAAGAAAACTTTGATTATGAAATTATAACAATTAATTTAAAAAAATAATGGAACAAGAATTTTATGCTGCAATTAAACTAATATCAGGTGAAGAAATATTTGCTATTGTATGTCCTACTGATGAAGAAGGAAGAACATTACTAATATTAGAAAATCCTGTTATTATTGA